TTAAAGTTTTTAGTCTTTAACTAAATAATGCTATCAAGGTCGGGCTATATAGTTTCAAATCCATCACCAGAACTTAAAAAAGATCTAACTGTTCGGCCATTGGTCAATACAGAATTTGGTTATCCACCACCACCGTTCAAGGTTTTTAAAAATGGGAAATCTGGAATTTGTGTTCCGAGGTACTACGCCGAAGAAAAATTTGGTAAAGCCAAAGAAGATCGTCGCCCCGAACCAACAAAGGTGAACCTCAAGTTTCATGGGAAACTTCGTGATGAAACCCATCAAAATGAAGCTCTCGCAAAAGCTATGGAAGCTGGTCATGGTGTGTTATCTCTGCCATGTGGTTTTGGAAAGACAACGGTATCATTGGCCATCGCATGTAAACTTGGTTATCGAACCATGATCATTGTACACAAAGAATTTTTGGCCAATCAATGGCGTGAAAGAATCAAACAATTCTGCCCCGGGGCCACGATTGGTCTCGTTCAACAAGACAAAAAAGAAGTTGAATGTGACTTTATCATTGCAATGCTTCAGTCATTGTCGCTGAAAGAATATTCATTTGGTGACTTTGAAACTGTTGGCACGGTCATCGTTGATGAAGCTCATCACATATGTGCAAAAGTATTTAGTCAGTCTCTCTTCAAAATGTGTCCCAAGCACATCTTCGGGTTATCGGCAACACCTGTTCGAAAAGATGGATTGTCCAAGGTGCTTCATTGGTTCATGGGTCCAATATTTTTTGCAGTCGAGCGTGAAAATCAAGAACAAGTGGATGTTTTTCCCGTGGAGTTTGAATGTCCAATGTTTAGAAATCCCCCACCGTGTAGTCGAACGGGAAATGTTTCACTCGTCAATATGATTACAGAACTTGTTGAGCATAGAGGTCGTAATCAAATGTTGGTACAGCTCGTAAAGAAAGCATCAGCTGGAACGAGACAGTTATTAGTACTCAGTGATCGAAGACAGCACTGTGAATTTTTACATCAATGCTTTCCCAAAAATTCAGGTCTCTACATGGGTGGTATGAAAGAAGCAGACCTCGAAGCATCTTCTAAAAAGAAAATCATCTTTGCGACGTTCAGTCAAGCTCACGAAGGTTTAGACATCCCAACTTTAGATACAGTCATCTTGTCGACACCAAAGTCTGATATCCAGCAGTCTATTGGTCGTGTCATGAGAGAAACACCCGGTAAACAAAACAACCCACAGATTTATGACATTGTAGATCAATGGTCTATACTTCACGCCATGTATAAGAAACGTCTGAGAGTATACAAACAAGGGGGTTTTAACATAACTATGAACCTTGAAAAGGAAGATGAGTCTCCTTTCCAGGGAAAGTGTTTAGTTTTATAATCTGAGTCTCTATTAGAAAATGTCTGGTGCATTAATTCAACTTGTCGCGAAAGGTGCCCAAGATGTGTTTTTTACGAGTAACGAAGGAACATCTCTGTTCTCTGAAAAGTTTTCGAGACACACAAACTTTGCTCAAGCTCCAAAGTTTATCAAGGAGTTTACACTGGCCGACGATTCTTGTGTCATTCCTTCCTATGGAGATCTTTTGACGGGTCTCTGGTTTGAAGGTGAAGAACTTGTCGAAGCTTTTCAGGGCGCGACGCTTGATCTTTATGTCGGAGGACAAAAGATTGACTCTCAACCCTTTGACTTTGTAAGTGATATTTACCAAAATTACTTGGCGGACACATACACAAAGTCCCAGGAGATTAACAACAAGTGTTCGGTGACGAATACTAACTTTCTTCCGTTGACATTCTTCTTTAATAGTCGAAAGTCTTTTATTCCCATGGTGGCTTTACAATATCATCAAGTCGAGGTTCGTGTTACTTTCACTGAGACGAATACTCCAGTCAAAGCTAAACTTTATGGAAACTATGTATTCCTTGACACACAGGAAAGGAAGAAGCTCACGAGTCATAAAATGGATTTTATCATCACACAGACTCAGATGATTAAGGAAAATTTGGTCATCGGCTATAATGACATTGATATTTCCAGCTTTAATCACCCAGTCAAGTCTCTGTTCTTTGGTATCCCAACATTGACAGACAACGTCGCGACCGATCGTTTTACATTTGACTCGGCGGACATACTTTTGAATGGTACAACACTTTTGGAAAATATGAGTCCGACATATTTTCATTCGGTCCAGAATTATTACAACTCAGACTACGGTATCTCGGCATTCCATGAAGAATACAACGTGCCATTCTATACAAGATACTACGCGTATCATTTCTGTATGAACGCATCCGAATACAAGTCAACAGGTAACTGTAATTTCAGTCGTCTAGACAACGCTAAAATTCACATAAGAAATGCAATCGTCGGAGCTAATCGTTCGGATGAAAAAATTCGTGTCTACGCAGTGAACTTTAACGTGTTACGAATCCAGGACGGGATGGCTGGAATTTTATTCGGAAACTAATGTAGAATACCATGGTTGGAAAGACAACTCAGGTTAGAGAGATGATTATTAATCGCCTCGACCAAACTGGTGAAAGGACGATTATTGATCGGACGGCGACAAAGACGGACGTGATTGAAAAGGCTCAATTTATACAACAAGTTGCCGGCATACAAATACTTGCGACAAACAACTTTTCGAACATTTTGGTCTCACAAGCCGACATAACACGTATAGATGGTATCTTAACTGAAAACAATATAAATCCTGATTCATCGGCGTTCGACGATCTCCGTGACGATCACGACTCAAATGCCGCAAGAATTTCAATTCTTGAGACTGTACATCTTGCAAATGCTTTGATCCTCGATAACACGTTCGCAAACGTCACAGTTCTTCAGTCCAATGTTGTTGATATCACAGCGAATGTTATAGAACTTGAAAGTAACTCTTTTGCTACACACGCCAACGTCGCAACACTTCAAACGAACGTCGTAACTATAGAGAATAATATAGTTACGATTGAAAGTGATGTTACCAGTATTAACAACCAGATTTCTGGTATTGCAAACTTTGGTGATATCGCGACACTTACATCAGACGTCGATGAATTAAAAAATCGCGTCGAAGGTACTGATTTTGTAAAAATTGGTGGTGGAACTACCGGTGAGGGCACCCTTGGAAGTCAGCCAACAATTGTAGGTATAAACAGTGGTCAGAACATAGGTAATTATTCTATTGCGGTTGGTTATCAAACACAAAATTTTGGTCAACCCAATGATGGACTCAACAACACAATAGTTCTTAATGCAACTGGAGCAGGTAAAAATCCATCAAGGTCTAGTGCTACATACATCACACCCATTCAGGAAGACAATGCGAATGTCATTGCTATCATGGGTTCTAATACAGCTACGCATGAAATCGTGACGACTTCTTTGCTTCGTCTCAAAGATTCCGATATTCAGTCAAATACAAATATCAAGGTGTACACCGATGACTTTGCGACTCTTAAAGCGTCTATAAGTAATGACTCTGGTAACTCTTCATTTGCTGGTAACATACAAAATCAAGGGACACTCGCAGTGGGTGGTGTTTCATCCTTTTCTGGAAACATGTCTATTAAGGACAGCTCGTTTTTAGTAAAGTCCGGAACAGTCACAAAGGCATCGATCAATAAAGACGGTACGTCGTCGTTTGCCGGTGTGATGTCGGTCAATAATGACGCAAACTTTGATGGTACTGTCACATTCAAAAATAGTGGTACCGAAACTGCGAAGATTAGCGGTACAAACGGAACCTCGTCGTTTTCGGGCGCCATGCAAGTCAATAACAATGCGACTGTCGATGGGTCGTTTTTGGTGGCTAGTGGTGGTGCCACAAAGGCTCAAATTTTAAATGATGGAACGTCTTCATTTTTGGGTGCCATGCAAGTAAACAACGATGTAACTGTCGACGGGTCCTTTTTGGTGAAGAATGGCGGTGCGACGACAGCAGTTAAGATTACAGATGATGGTATCGGTTCTTTTTCAAGTGGTCTGGTTTCTGGTACATATACTGGGTACGGTACTACACAATTGAAAGAGGCCAAGTTTCAAATAACCGATGCAACTGGGACTGACATTAAAACAGTCCTCGATGTCGACGGTACATCTTCATTTTCTGGTGCTATGCAAGTAAACAATGATGTAACTGTCGACGGGTCGTTTTTGGTGGCTAGTGGTGGTGCCACAAAGGCTCAAATTTTAAATGATGGAACGTCTTCATTTTTGGGTGCCATGCATGTAAACAGTAATGTAACTGTCGACGGGACCTTTTTGGTGAAGAATGGTGGTACGACAAAGGCTCGAATTTCAGATGACGGAACTGGATCTTTTGCTGGTGGTTTGACAATTGTCGGAAGTACGAATATATACGACGATATTAACGTTTATAATGGATCTACTCTTAAATTTGATGTAGATTCGGCCACGGGTAACGGCTCCTTTGCTGGAACTTTACAGACCGCGGGTGTGGCTACATTTGGCAGCAATGGCTCCTTTGCTGGAACTTTACAGACCGCGGGTGTGGCTACATTTGGCAGCAATGGCTCCTTTGGTGGAACTTTAAAAACTGCGGGTGTGGCTACATTTGGCAGCAATGGCTCCTTTGCTGGAACTTTACAGACCGCGGGTGTGGCTACATTTGGCAGCAATGGCTCTTTTGGTGGAACTTTACAATGTAATGGGACCGCCACGTTGGACGATGTTACAACGTCTGGAACTGGTTCTTTTGGTACTTTGAAGTGTGACGGGGTCGCCACGTTGGACGATGTTACAACGTCTGGAACTGGTTCTTTTGGTACTTTGAAGTGTA